ACTTGTTTCAGGCTCTCCTATAAATGAAGTAGAACCTCTTCCCCCCGAACTTCTATTAAAGAATAAACTTAACCATGAATCACAGTCGGGATTGTTTATTGCTTCAAATAATATGTCTGCGGTTAGTCCAGGAGCATACGCAAATTTTATATAGTTACTAAAGGCCGGGTCTGTATTATTCGGAAAATATATTAGATTTCCAGAGACATCTTTTCCACAAACAGGATTCCATGTGGCATTTCCTTTTACATATGAAATCACTGTTCGTAACGAAACATCGTCAATAGAAGCTTGGGGGAGCGCGGTAGAGCCGAATATGAATTTCATTAAATGACCTTGTGGGATCCATGCTTTTGTTGTACCAGTACTTCCATCACAAAAATCAAATGGTGGGGGTGAAGATGGTGGTAAATCGTAATATGCACCCAATTGTTCAAATAAATATACTATTGACATTTTAGATTGCAATGATATTGCAAATTGTTCATTTATTTCACGCATCATTTGTGCTCTTTGGTAATTTCCATCTGGTATTGATATATAATACCATAACTGTATTGGTGTAAAATTTTCAATTATAGAAGAAGATTGAACATCTGTCGTCGGTACATGAGAGACCGGTACTCCGGTGGCGGGTGTTCCATCGGGACATTTTTTCAAACATGGATCGTCGGGATATGTAAATACAACTGTTTCACCATCAAGTAAACTCGTACCCGTCAAACATGTTCCTGTATTATCATATAAAAGAATTTCGGATGAAGCCATTGGGGTAGAGTCCGGCGTTTGTTGAGTATTTGTCAAAACAGAAGTCAATAGTGTTCTAACAGGATCGGACCACTTAATCCAAAAAAAATTATTTCCCAGTGATTTAGAAATTTGGAAATATGTAGTGGGAAATTCTAATGCAGATAACTCCATAGATACCACATTTTTAACAACCGTCGGTAATGTAGTTTTATAATTGGTACTTAATGTTGTATAATAGTTATCTCTAAATCTTGAATCAATGCAAAGCAACTTATGCAATGTATTTTTATCAACCTTATCATCCGTAGTTTCATCTCTCGGCACTGCATTTATTTTCTCAACCACATCATGAATTCTTTTTGGAACGGGATGATTATAGTTACCCACAAGTTCATCTGTAGGTGTATTTACAAACTCTTCCTTTTTAATTTTAATAAGGATTGCTTTGCTAGCTTGCAAAAATGTACTTATCCCTTTTTTCTTTTCATTTGAAACATTTGGATCCATTAATAATTTTTCTCTCAATATGTTTTCATTATTTACTATATCTTCAAGTGTGTAAGGATCAATAAGATTCAGTAAATCCTTTAACTCATTGATATTATAATCTTTTACTTGTAGATTAAAATTTGACATATAGTATATATATTTAATAGTAAAATATTTATACTATATTAGCAAATATAGACTTTCCTTTCTCTAAACACCAGAATTGTATGGCTAAACATGGAAATATTCTTATATATGTTGGCATTAATCCCTGATATAAACCACGTATCCCGCTATTCCTAACGATTGTTTTAAATCCATCTATTATTCCATCATAATTTGGAACCTCCCTACTAAACCCGGACATTTGAAAATGCCTCCGTAATAAATCTGTAGGATAGGTTATTGATATTGATGACATCCCAGCAAGCCCGCCCGCCATTAATTTGCTAGATGTAGGATCAATTATATTCCCAAGTATATCAGAATAAAGGTTAAAAAACATAAAATTAAATGCACTAAACGGTCCGAATCCCAGAGTACTTATACCCACACCACGATAAAGTTGGCCTAGACTTAGTTTCTTCACTACTTCCAATGGATTTGAATAATGCGATTTATTCATTTGTAAAGATAACCTTGTTCTTATCGTTTCTAATGGGTAAACAATTATCATCGCCCCGATTCCAGCAACCCCCCCGCTATAAAAATGTCGAAGTTTGTCATTCTGAATATCCATAAAAAGTTCTGTTTTACATGTTTCATAAAATGCATAATTAAGAGCAAACTGTGGAAAAACTCTTAAGCTATTTGTCATATTTCCTTTCCAAAGATATCTTATACCTTCCTTTTTTATTACATTTCTTATTGTGGCATTTTTCAAATAGTTATTCTGTCTTTGAATCTTATATAATTCTAAAGGTGCTGTTATAGTTCTTGATATTATACCAGCGGTTCCTCCTATTATCAAATTTTCTATCATATAATTACTATTGACCCCATAGATTTAATATTTTTTCCTTCTGATTTATTTCTAAATCAGACATAATATACCATTTCTTCTTTTTTGGATCCCATTTTGTTCCTAGTTTTTTACCCTTGTTCTTTTCATCAAAGGGTAAATTTAAATATACCTTTTTCGGTTTTGAATTATAACTACATTCTGTTTGTCCAATAGCCAAATTTGCCAAAAGATCAGCACCTTCGTTGCCAAGACTATGTTGATCCTCTTTACCAGTGTGTGCTGCAATATAATGAAATAAAACATTTGGACAATTTTTAAAAGTATAATATGCCTCCTTTACCAATTCCACATTTGGAATTGGTTTCTTTTTATTCCAATTAAGTTTTTCTAATTTTTCGCCGTAATCTCTACAACATCTCATTGCATATTCCGAATCAGAATAGATATTTACTGTAAATCCTGCCAATATTTCTCTCTTAAGAATTTCACCCGCCTTTAGTATAGCCTTCACTTCTGCAGTGTTATTTGTTTGTTTACCGATAATTCTTTCACTACAGTTTCTGCAGTCATTTTCAGCAAAATAAACACCCAAACCGGCTTTCGCACCCTTTTGTCCATTACGTGAACATGCTCCATCTGTATATACCGTTACGTCCATTTTATTACTTTATATAATAAAAAAGATTTTAATCAATTTAAAAAAAACCCATGAGGTGGAATTTGTAGCCATTCTTCATAACAATATTCGCTGCAAAAGTGAAAAGAACGTTTGGCCACTCTCGCCCTCCGCTTGATATTTTCAGGCGTAATCTCATTTATACATCCTAAATAACTACAATCTTTAATTATATATTTTTTTTTCATCTCCATCTCTGTAGGTTCACTAATTGATGGTTTTCTTTCTGAATAACATAAATTCATAATATAGGCAAACATATATTATAACTTTATATTATCAAAAGGGCCAAAATTATAAATATTATCATATATGCGAATATTTTCTGATTTATTTTGTGCATTTTCAGTATTTAAACTCGCGATTTCAATCAAAGGTGTTTGTTTTGTTTTTTTATAACAACATAATATATTGCCCATATATGTATTACTATAATAAAACATCCATTCGTGCTTTTTTTATAGTGCCTTTTTTACATTAAAAATAACTTAGATATTGATACCTAATATAAGTAATGAACGTATCAATTAATAATGAAAAAGAAATGTTATTATATGCAAAGAGTGTTAAATATATTACAATTTTCCCCGATAAAACAATGAAACATTATCCTTCACTTAGGAAAATTTCCGAAGATATTTGCGTAGATCACACAACGATATCGAAAAAATTAGCAGAGGAAAATCCATGTATATGTCAATCTCAAAATGGTGGATATTTATTTCTTATTCGGAAATTATAGTTGTTTTTGGAAGCCCCACATCTCTTACCCACAATTCATTTTGACCAGATGTTTTCTTAACTCTTTCAATATGTTTATTTTTTGGTTTTTCATCAATAAGCATTACCGCCATCGCTGAATAATTATGCAAATCAATAAGAGTGTCTCTTAGAGATTCCGTATTTACAAGATTCACACCTTTACTAGTTATACTATTTAGTCGTGAAATTTTATCACCCATACGAACCAATACTCCTACGGGTCCATATGTTGCAAATGAGTCTCCATAATCAGCATTCTTTTTTCTAAAAAGCTCCAAAGCTTCGTTCTGCACACCTTGCATTTGGGCAATACGGTTTGTCATTGAGGTTATGGTTATAGTGTATACATAACCTTTATTTCAATTTTCTCTACCAAATATTAATTATCTTTACAACAACCACATTTACTTGGTACTCCTTGCGTATTATTACCAAGAAGACCCGATACATTTTTACTGTTATTATTTCGTGAACAATTATTATTAATATTGCATTTGAATTGAAATTTACCCATATCCTTGCCTCCGGGTATTCTATTATTACAACAATTTAAATTACAACAATCGCCATTTGAAAGTCCAATGTGAGCGGAAGGACCGAATAATGGGTTGATACCATCGTATTGTGTTGCATATCTTGGATATATTGCAGTATTTGCTATTTTATTTTTATATTCATTTTGACTAGCGATATTATTACATTTAAACGCTGTCCGTGTTCTCCCCAGAAATTTGGTTGGTCCTTTAAATGCGGAGTTTTTATTACAGCCTGCATAATTAGTACAACCCGCTGCCGTTCCAGTGCGATTTCTTGGTTGATGGATGAATGCCGTATTATTTCTAACAAGTGGTGTCATTTCTTTTCTTAATACACCACCCGTACGTCTAGCTAAATATCTCGTATATGATCCATGTTTTTTATCTACGCCGCTCTTATTTTTATTTGCTGTCCTACGTTGCGCAATAGGCAATCTATAGGTTGTTGTCTTACAAGATGTTAAATTACCACAGTTGTTTGTTTTTTGAATTGATGAAATTAAATCACCTGGTCCACCAGCCTGTATTAATGCAAACGGATTCGCACTTTGTCCTACTTGTCTACTAACATTCATGGCTTTGAGCTTTAAAATGCCTAGGGATGACGCCATTCTAACCTGTTTATTGATTCTATTCATGTTGTTTAAATACATGCTTCTAGATTGACATGCTCCTTTTGGACAACTAGTACAATTGGACGAACATGAATTGCATTCTTGGCAATTATTTGAATAATGAAATTTTCCAGAGTCGCACATTATTATATATATTAAGACTAATAAAAAATTGAAATTTATTGTTTTTTTAATGTTATATTAAAACCGATGCATATTTGCTCATGTGGGAAACAATATAAGAGACTTAAATCATTTCAAGAGCATCGTGCTTTATGTGAAATGATTAATTTGGCCTCAGCCAATGAGAATAAAGATCATCTTTTGGATACACCTTCAACATTGGACATGTGGTTAGCAGTAAAGATGTTGATAAATAAAAATACAAAATTAGAGAAAGAGGTCAAAAAGTTACGGGGGTGGGTTTCTACACAAAGAAAAAAACTCAGCGTTATCGACTGGTTAAATGATAATTCTACTCCAGAAATTAGCTACAAAGAGTGGATCTATAGCGTAATGTTGGATCAAGAAGATTTGGAAATGGTATTTGCTCATAACTTCGTTGAAGGTATGTTTCACATTTTGCGCAGACAGTTGCCGATTTGTAGTGATTTGGAGCTACCCATTAAAGCATTTGACCAAAAGATCAATTCATTATTTGTATATAATGATAACAAATG